GACGGTAAGCCGGTGCAGATTCAAGCGCTCGACATGACCAGGCTCTCAGATTCAGCGCTGGCCGAAATTCTCGCGGCGAAGGACGCGACGGAGGGTGAGCAGTGACGGCAACGAAACCCAATCCGGCAGACAAAGTTGAGCGGCGCAAAGTCTCAGACCTCATCCCCTACGCTCGGAACTCTCGCACGCATTCAGATGCTCAAGTCGCTCAGATAGCCTCGAGCATCCGCGAATGGGGCTGGACGACTCCGGTGCTGATTGACCAGGCAGGCATGATTATCGCGGGCCACGGGCGCGTTCTCGCTGCGCGTAAGCTCGGTCTCGAGGATGTGCCTGTCGTTGTAGCAGATGGCTTGACAGACGCTCAGAAGCGAGCCTACGTCGTCGCAGACAATAAACTCGCGCTCAATGCTGGATGGGATTTGGATCTTCTGGCTGTAGAGGTAGCCGGGCTATCCGAAGAGGGTTTCGATCTTCAACTCATCGGATTCTCAGATGATGAACTCGCTGCGATCCTCGCAGACCCATTACCGGCAGGGATGACAGATCCGGACGACGTACCAGATGCCACAGAGAATCCTGTCTCGGCTCTCGGTGACGTTTGGATCCTCGGCAAGCATCGGCTGGTCTGCGGGGATTGCACCGATGCGCTCGTGGTCGATAAAGCGCTGAATGGAGTCACTCCGCACCTAATGGTTACCGATCCGCCATATGGGGTCGAATACGATGCAGACTGGCGCAATCACGCAAAGCGAGCAGACGGGTCTCCTATTGGAGCAAAAGCGGTCGGAAAAGTGATGAACGACTTACAGGCCGACTGGAGGGACGCATGGGCGCTCTTCCCCGGCGCGGTCGCTTATATCTGGCATGCCGGAAACAAGAGCCATGTCGTGGCCGACAGCCTGCTGGAGAGCGCCTTTGAATTGAGAGCGCAGATAATCTGGGCAAAAAGTCAGTTCGTGATTGGTCGAGGGCATTACCATCCCCACCACGAACCGTGCTGGTATGCAGTACGAAAGGGAGAAACAGGGCACTGGTCTGGCGACCGCAAGCAGTCAACCCTGTGGCAGATAGATAAGCCACGGAAGTCGGAGACTGGACACAGCACGCAGAAGCCCGTCGAGTGCATGAAGCGGCCCATCGAGAACAACAGCAGTCCAGGGCAAGCGGTTTATGAGCCTTTCAGCGGCAGCGGGACGACTATCATCGCCTCCGAGATGACAGGTCGTTGTTGCCACGCCATCGAACTTAACCCGGCGTATGTTGATATGGCCATTAAGCGCTGGCAGGAGTTCACCGGGAAAACGGCAACGCTCGAAGCAACCGGAAAGACCTTCGCTGAGATGGCGGAAGGGCGCGTCCCTTGAACCTGACCGCGACAGACCTCCTTAACGCAGAGCGCGAATACTGCAGGCGAAGCCTAGCCAGATTCGCTCGTCGCGCTTGGCATGTGCTAGAGCCGGTCGCCGAACTCAAATGGGGCTGGGCGCTCGATGCAATCTGCCAGCATCTGGAGGCAGTCACCGAAGGGCGAATCACTCGTCTCCTGATGAACGTCCCGCCCGGCTCGATGAAGTCGCTATTAACGGGCGTCATCTGGCCAGCGTGGGAGTGGGGCCCGCGAGACTTGCAAGAGATGCGTTACGTCGGAACAGCACATGAGGAGCAGCTGGCGATTCGAGACAGTCGTCGCTGTCGAGACTTGATTAAATCGGACTGGTATCAAGCGCTCTGGCCTGTCGAATTGCTGGCCGACCTCGATGGGAAACGAGAGTTCGGCAATCAGCGCAGAGGCATCAGAGCAGCGCGAGCGTTCACTTCGATGACCGGCGTGCGTGGTGACCGAATCATTCTCGACGACCCCATCTCAGCAGACGGCGCGAACTCAGACGCGAAACTCGAGGCGGCACGGATTGCATTCACCGAAACGCTGCCGACTCGAATCAATAACGAACGCTCTGCCATCATCGTCATCTCTCAGCGACTCAACGAGGCCGACACCTCAGGCGTCATTCTCTCGATGGGCCTGCCGTACTGCCATCTCCGGATCCCGATGCGCTTCGAGGCAGGCAATCGCTGTCAGACCACAATCGGCTGGACAGACCCTAGAACATCAGACGGTGAACTGATGTTCCCTGAGCGCTTCAGCGAGCAGCAGGTGAGCGAGCTAGAAACGACGCTCGGCAGCTACGGAACAGCAGGGCAGTTGCAGCAGCGACCAGCACCGAGAGGCGGCGGCATCATTCTCACGAAATGGTTCGGGTTCTGGGAAGTGCTGCCGCAGCTGGAGTTCAGATTTATCACTGCGGACACGGCGCAGAAAACGAGCCAGCAGAACGACTATTCAGTCCTCCAGGCATGGGCACGCTCGACGACAGGTCAGGCGGTAGCGCTCGATCAGATACGGGGTCGCTGGGAAGCGCCAGAACTCGTACAGCAGGCTCGAGCGTTCTGGTTGAAGCATCAGGCAGAGGCAAGACCGCAAGCGAAGGGAGCACCTCTAAGAGGGCTCTGGTGCGAGGATAAAGTCTCCGGCACAGGATTGATTCAGACGCTGAGACGCGAAGGGATTCCGATACTCCCGATCCAGCGCAACACTGACAAGATCTCCAGAGCGCACGATGCAGCCCCGTTCATCGAGTCAGGGAACGTCCTGCTGCCACAGAGCGCCCCGTGGCTCTCTGAGTTTCTAGCCGAAGTGCAGTCATTCCCAGCAGCGCCGCACGATGACCAGGTGGATCCGATGTTCGACGCGATTCAGCTGGCGCAGATGATGCCGGCATCGACAAAAGCCACGATCAAGCCGTTGCCGGTTGTGAGTCGCTGGTAAGAAATTTACGCTTACGCTTTCGGAGGGTATTCAATGCCACGTCTAACGACAGACCAGAGACTCGCGAACATCCACGAAGAGGCGATGCAGCGCTTCGACTCGATTCAGTCAGTCATGCGCGACGAGAGGCTTCAATGCCTGCAAGACCGGCGTTTCTATTCCGTCGCGGGCGCACAGTGGGAAGGCCCGCTCGCGGAGCAGTACGAAAACAAACCGAGATTCGAGGTCAACAAAGTGCATCTCGCGGTGATGCGAATCATCAACGAGCAGCGGAACAATCGAATCACCGTGGATTTCGTCTCGAAGGAGGGGGCCGAGTACGACGCCCTCGCCGATACTTGCGACGATCTCTATCGAGCAGACGAGCAGGATTCTGCCGCTCGCGAGGCCTATGATAATGCGTTCGAGGAGGCTGTAGGAGGAGGCTTTGGCGCCTATCGGCTGACGACATGCTGGGAGAATGAGGAGGACGACGACGACGAGCGACAGCGAATCAGGTTCGAGCCTATCTACGACGCAGATTCATCCGTCTGGTTCGACCTCGACGCGAAGCGCCAGGATAAAAGCGACGCACGCTTTGCCTTCGTTCTCTCATCTCTGACTAGGCGTCGATACATCGAGCAGTATGGCGACGACCCGGCAACGTGGCCTAAGACGGTGCACCAGTACGAGTTCGACTGGGCAGCTCCCGACGTAGTGTTCGTCGCTGAATACTATCGGGTGGAGGAGAAATCCGAGACGGTGTCAATTTATGAGTCAATCGACGGAGAGACTGAGTCATATACCAAAGCAGACTTCGACGATGATCCGGAGCTAGAAATTAAGCTCAACGCTATCGGGACTGTTCTCGTGCGCGAGAAGCGAGTCAAGCGCAGGAAGGTATCGAAGTTCATCCTGTCGGGCGCATCGGTGCTCGAGGACTGCGGCTACATTGCAGGCCGGAACATCCCCATCGTGCCCATCTACGGCAAACGATGGTTCATCGATAACGTCGAGCGCTGCATGGGCCACGTTCGCCTCGTCAAGGACGCTCAGCGACTGAAGAATATGCAGCTATCGAAGCTCGCGGAGATCAGCGCATTCTCGAGCGTTGAGAAGCCTATATTCGTGCCCGAACAGGTTGCAGGCCACCAGGTCATGTGGGCCGAAGATAATCTAAAAAATTATCCGTACATGCTCGTGAATCCAGTCACCGACGCAGCTGGCGCTCAGCAGGTGTCCGGGCCGGTGGCGTACACGAAGTCGGCAGAGATTCCCCCAGCGCTGGCCGGGATTCTTCAGCTGACCGATGCAGACATTCGGGACATTCTCGGCAATCCAGAGCAGGCCGAGCAGATGCAGCCGAACATGTCGGGCAAAGCGATTGAACTCATTCAGACGAAAGTCGATCAGCAGTCGTTCATTTACATGTCGAACTTCGCAGTCGGCGTGCAGCGAGGCGGGGAAATCTGGCTCTCGATGGCGTCGGAGATCTACTGCGAGCGCGGGAGAAAGATGAAGGGCATAAACGCCCAAGGCGAAATGAAATCAGTCGAACTGTCGCGACCGATGGTTTCAGAGACAGGAACGGTCGAGACAGAAAACGACCTTTCTGGCGCTCAGTTCGACGTTGTCGCAACCATCGGGCCCTCCAGCATCTCGAAGCGAGCATCGACAGTTCGAGCGCTCACCGGGATGATCATGCTCGCAGCAGACGACGAGACAAAAGCCGTTCTCACCTCGATGGCCATGATGAACATGGACGGCGAAGGGATTGCCGATGTGCGCTCGTACTTCCGCAAAAAACTTCTCAAGGCTGGCGTCCTGAAGCCTGATGAGCAGGAAGCGCAGGAACTCGCGCAGGAAGCCGCGCAGAGACAGCCAGAAGCTCAGACGCTCTACCTCCAGGCGGCAGCAGAGGAGGCCAGGGCGAAGGCTCTCGAAGCGCAGAGCAGAACAGAGCGCAACATGGCGGATGCAGATCTGATTCGGGCGAAGACGGTGGAAACGATCGCCAATACGGACTCGACCGAGCAGCAGCAGGCGTTTGAAGTCATCGACAGAGTCTCTAAAGCTAGAGCGCCTGAGGCGAGCATGATGCCGCCTGCCGTTGTCGTCGCAGACATCCCGCAGCAGACATTCGAGCAGCCGCCAGAGACGGCGCAAATAATCCCGCAACAGCAGACAGGAGTTGAACCACAATGATCGACGAAGACGAGCGCTTAGTCACTGATGACGAGAAACAGACCATCGAGAATGCAGCCGATGAGAATGACCAGGCGGCAGAGCAGGACGCGGGAGAAGACGCGGGCGAGATCGTAGTCTCAATCGGCGAACCGGAGCCCGAGCAGCAGGAGCAGGAAGCCGCCCCAGAATGGGTTAGAGATCTGCGTCGAAAGAATCGCGAAGACCAGAGACGCATCCGAGAACTCGAAGACAAACTGCAAAAAATCTCGGCCCCGAAAACAGAGCCGCTCGGCGAGAAGCCAACGCTCGAAGGGTGCGAGTTCGACCCGGATGCGTTCGAGCGAAAGCTAGTTGATTGGCATGAGCGCAAGCGCAAGATCGACAGCGCAGAAGCAGAAGCAGCAGCTGCTCAGCGCAAAGCATCCGACGACTGGCAAAAGACGCTAGACCGTTATGGCCAGCAGCGAACGTCTCTCAGAGCAGCGGACTTCGATGAGGTCGAGGCAACGACGGCAGACATTCTCGACCTCACTCAGCAGGGCATCGTCATCTCGGGCGCGGAGAATCCTGCCATCGTCATTTACGCCCTCGGGAAAAACGAGAAAAAGGCAAAGGAACTGGCGGCTATCACCGACCCGGTGAAGTTCGCTTTCGCGATCGCAAAATTGGAGGCGCAGTTGAAAATCAGCAGAAAAAAGCCAGCTACGGAACCAGAGAAGCGGGTCGCTCAAGGCTCGGCACCAGTATCTGGCGCGGTCGATAGCACGCTTGAGCGGCTACGAGCAGAAGCCGCCAAGACTGGAGACATGAGCAAAGTGGTTGCGTACAAGAGATCGAAGCGGTAGGCTCCGCGCAATCGGGCTTCGCCGACCCTAAAAATGGCAGACGGCTCCCATCCGGCCTTCAGGATGAGTGGTAAAGAATCAATCACTCAAAACTGGAGGCCGCTATGGCTAACGCTTTTTCAAAAGAAGAACGCATTGCGTTTGAAGACATCCTTGAGGGCTTCCAAGACGCCCTCGTACTCTCTCGCAACGTCGCCGTTTACAACACCGACCAGACGCTCATGGAGCGCACCACCAACGTCATCTGGCGTCCGCAGCCGTACATTTCGACTTCGTACAGCGGCACCGACATGACCACGAACTTCGATGACTACACTCAGTTATCCGTCCCAGCGACCATCGGTTTCGCTCGCTCGGTTCCGTGGGTGATGACTGCGACCGAACTGCGCGACGCTCTGCAGGAGCAGCGCCTTGGTGATGCCGCGAAGCAGAAGCTCGCTTCTGACATCAACGTCGCAATCATGAACGTGGCGGCTCTCCAGGGCACTCTGTTCGTCAAGCGAACCGGCGCGGCCAGCGGCTTCGATGATGTCGCTGAATGCGAAGCGGTGATGAACGAGCAGGGCGTTGTCGATTATGACCGCTATCTGGCTCTTTCCACTCGAGACTACAACGGCATGGCGTCTGATCTCGCGAAGGCTTCGCGCTCGTTCGGCAACGAAACGACCGACAATGCCTACCGTCGCGCTTTCGTAGGCCGAGTCGCGAGCTTTGATACGTTCAAGTTGGATTATGCGGTTCGTAAGGCTGCGGCAGCTGGTGGCGGCTCTCTCACGGTTTCGACTTTGGCAGCTGCGTCGAACTACTGGGTGCCGAAGGCGACTTCGACCGCTTCGACTGGCGAAACCTCGAACGTGGATAATCGCTACCAGACGATCACGGTTTCCAGCACCACTAACGTGGCTGCGGGCGACTCGTTCACCGTCGGCTCGGTCTTCGCGTGCCATCACATCACGAAGTCCAGCACCGGCATTCTGAAGACGTTCCGAGTGATTTCCGTGCCGAGTTCGACGACGCTCGTCATCTCGCCTCCGATCATCAGCAACCAGGGCGGCTCTGATGCGGAAGCGCAGAACCAGAACGTCGTGATCGTGACTCCGAGCGCGACTGCTCCGATCGTGTTCCTGAACACGGTTGCCGGATCGATGAATCCGTTCTGGCAGAAAGATTCGCTCGAAATCTTGCCGGGTCGCTATGCAGTCCCGAGCGATGCGGGCGTGGCCGTCATGCGGGCATCGACTGACCAGGGAGTCGAACTGGTTATGTCGAAGCAGTACGACATCAACACCATGAAGACGAAATATCGTCTCGATACGCTCTACGGGGTAGTTAATAAACAGCCCGAAATGAGCGGAATCATCATGTTCTCGCAGACTTAAGGGAGGCCCCATGTCTAACGTAATCGCTCCATTCGGGACGCAGCAGATCACCATCCCGGCAAACGAATCGATCGCCGTCTTTACGCAGGGTTCCGCCACTGTAAGTCGGTTGATTGGTTACCCGAATTACCCGACGACTGGCACTCTTTTGGGCTCAGTCATCAACACCCAAACCGTGTTCGGACCCTACACTTCAGGCGCTGAAGTCGTTGTCGATGCGTCTGGCGGCTTGCAGGTTCTCTGGGAAGTCGGCACCGCTCCACAGGTTCAGCAGCAGCGATTGTTGTCTCCGGTGCAGGTTGCTCCGAGCACTCTCAACGCGACCGGCACTCTCACCGTGGCGCTTTGCCTCGGCGGCATCGTGACCTCGACCACTGCTGCGGCAGTGACCGCGACGCTGGATACGGGTGCCATCTGGGATCTGGCCAGTAACTGGGCGGTCAATGATTCGTTTGACTGGGCCGTGATCAACACGGGCGGCGCGAACACCTTCACCGTCACGGCTGCGGCCTCAGGGCACACGCTCGTTGGTTCTGGCGCGGTCGCGAACACGACCAGCGGCCAGTTCCGCACCCGCAAGACTGCTGCCGATACGTTCGTCACCTATCGCCTCGGCTAGAGGCTGAGACGCAGGCCGGGAGGGCTTCTGTCCACCGGCCTGCGTCGCACTAACGGAGATTCTCGGATGCCGATGAAGCAGGGTTACTCGAAAAAGACCATCTCTAAAAACATCTCGACCGAGATGAAATCAGGAAAGCCGCAAAAGCAAGCCGTCGCGATGGCGCTCTCTACCGCCAGAACTGCTGCTATGAAGGCTGGGAAGCCGTCTAAGGCTCCCAAGCCGATGAAGAAGGGGTCAATGTGATTTTGGTATTCAAACTCAATGGGCCGCACTGGGGGCCGCCAGGGCTCAAGTACGACTCGAAGGGTGTTCACCCAGATGATCTAGACCAGGCACTCGAGCAGGGATGGAGCCCGGATTTTCTGTCTGCTCTCGGGCTCGATGAGTCGCAGCCAGAGTCGCAGCCAGAGTCGCAGCCAGAGTCGCAGCCAGAGTCGCAGGGTGAAGTCGAACAGCCAGACAATTCGGCCCCAACGAGGGCGGAACTCGAGCAGATGGCCACCGAACTGGGAATCTCGTTCGATGGTCGCACGACCGACAGAAAGCTCGCAGAGCGAATCGCAGAACAGCGCGCCTAACATCAGACAGGCAAAGGGGGAAACGCCGTGTCGAATGACCTGATTAAGAGTTACAACGATGTCCGTCGCCGCAATCGAAATATGCGGGATGGAACGTATGCGGAGGTCAATCAGCCATCGACGCAGTCGATGTTCCGAACGACGTTTGCGAAAGTCATCGCGAGCGGCGCGGATCCAGATTTTTTTGCCCAGATCGGCCCTCGCGGAACCGGGATCACATATAGCCAGAGCGGCGGCGATCTCGTCATCAACACGGGCACGACAGCTAACTCTGAATTGATTCTCCGGAGTAATGATTTCTTCAGCGGGCCTAATGTAGTTCGCTGGCAGTGTTCACTCTCTCAGCGAATCGCCGATCAGAATTTCGTCATCGAGCTGGTGGATGTTCTCGGTGATAACTGCGCCGTCACTATCAACAGCGCAGTATCGATTACGGTCAACATTCCAGGCTCACCGTTCACGAGCGCAAACGTCGGCCAGTCAGTCAGCGTTGGCGGGATTAGTGGTGCAGCAGGCAGACCAGGCAGATATGCGATCGCATCTGTAGCAGGCCCTCTCGTTACGCTCACCGTTGCAGGCTGGCCAGCATCAGGAACAGCGACCTGTACGGTGTACGGGTGGAATTTTCATCGCACAACGTACAACGGCACTACTGCAACGAATGCCGCCTATGACGCAGGCCGTCGAGGATATGCAAGCAGCGACACGACGGCGACGATCAATACGACAGCCTCTCCAGGCCACATGGGCATCATGACCTATGAGGACGGGATGACCTCGCTGCAAGATCAGCTAGTCGCCAGCAGCACTGTTCAGGCGACTACGCAGAGAGCGAGTCGAGTCGTAAACATCCCAGACGAAATCGCAAATCTTTATCTGCAGATTCGCTGCACGAACGGAACAACGGCCCCGGCCACCACCACTGCGTGGACGATCGGCATGGCTTCTGTTTCGGAATACTCTGCCGTGAACGTCGCGGTAAACTCTATCAGGCCTCAAGTCGCAAACTCGGCTGCTCCGGTCTCTATTGCCTCTGGAACGCTTCCCACAGTCACGACCGTGGGGACAATTACTGCAGCGAACCTGAACTTTCCTCAACTAGTCGTGGACGTCACCAGCGGCTCTATTACCGCAACGGTAACGAGCGCGACGGTGACTCCGACGTTCGGGATCAGTTATCAGGTCAATCTAGTAATTGGTGCTGTATCTGGAACAAGCCCGACGCTAGACGTTACGATTGAGGAATCGGACGACAGTGGCACTAGCTGGTATAAGGTCTACGATTTCGGTCGAATCACGACCGGAAGCGCGACGTATAGAAGCCCGATGATTCCGCTTTCGGGGAATCGAGTTCGATACGTTCAGACCGTTGGCGGAACGACTCCGAGTTTCACGCGAACAATCAATCGGCTTCAGTCGTCATACCCGGCGCTAGTGCAGCGGCAGTTGATTGATCGCACGGTTTCCCTGACGACCCTTAACAGCACGACCCCGACTCTGATTTCTCGAGATGCAGGAAACGCAACGCAGTTGGTCATCAACGTCGGAGCAATCACAACGACCGCGCCTCAGTTGCAGCTCGAAGGTTCCGAAGACTTTGGCGCGACGTGGTACTCGATTGGCAGTCCCCTCACTGCGGTTGCCAGCAGCACCGTTCAGCAGACCGTGCTAGATATCAACGCCGCGCTGCTTCGTGCGAGAGTCTCAACCGCAGGCGTGGGCGTCACCGCTGGCTACGTCATGATTAAAGCGCACGACTAACCGCGATGAGTTACACCAAGCGCGAATTCGTCATGGCTGCATTCGAGGAAATCGGCATCGCCGGGTACACCTTCGATCTGCAGCCTCAGCAGCTAGAGTTCGCGCTGCGTAGGCTCGACCTACTGATGGCAGGATGGAACGCTCGAGGCATTCGTCTAGCCTATCCTCTCGCATCGAGTCCGGGCGACAGCGACCTCGACGAAGAGACCCGAGTGCCAGACTCCGCGAATGAGGCAATCGTCGCGAATCTGGCTCTCAGAATCGCCAGCGCTTTCGGTAAAACTCCAGCAGACTTGACGAGAGTGATGGCGAAGCAGGGTTACGATCTGCTGCTCTCTCGAGCCGCACAACCGATCGAGATGCAGCTGCCCAGCGAACTACCGGCAGGCTCTGGCACCAAGCCGTGGCGACGAGACAACCCGTTCGTGCTGCCTCCAGTAGATCCGCTCCAGGTCGGATCTGACGCTTTGCTAGACTTCTAACGGAGGGACGATGTCCACGATCAATCAGCTGTCCGGATTAACCTCAGTCAGCGCAGGCGACCTCCTCGCGGTCTGGTCAACCAACAACGGCGACACTAGGCGCGTTGCAATCTCAGCACTGCTCGCTTACTTCCAGACTCAGTTTGCCGCGCCAACGATGGCTACGAATGTCTATGTGCCAAGCACTGGATTCTCGATCACGGTGCCGACGCCTGTTTCTCAACAGCAGTGGATTCTTTTGCAGCCGGCAGCGGTGCTGGCCACAGGCACCATCGTTTTTCCGCTCAATACAGGCGTGCCAGACGGGACTGAAATCCTCATAACTAGCACTCAGACGATTACCTCTCTCGCTCTCTCAGCAAACGGAGCCACGACCATCTCCGGGGCGATCACCACTATCGCAGGAGGAGGGAAAGCTAGATTCCGTTTCTACCAGGCGACGAACAGCTGGTATGCGATCTAGCGCCTCAGATCCAAGACTCGCACGAGCGGGAGTCTCTGGCTATAACAAGCCGAAGGCGACTCCTGCTCACCCAACGAAGTCGCACGTGGTCGTGGCCAAAGTGGGCGACGCAGTCAAGACGATCCGTTTCGGCCAGCAGGGAGTGAAGGGATCACCGAAAAAAGCGGGAGAATCTGAGGCGAACAAAAATCGCAGGGAATCATTCAAGGCTAGGCACGCAGAGAACATCGCGAAGGGGAAAATGAGCGCGGCCTATTGGGCCGACAAGGTCAAGTGGTGAGCCTGTGCAGATCCCAATCCTAGCCGGAATCTACACCGACAACGCTCCAGCGCTGCGCACCAGTTACCCGGTAAACCTCCAGCCAGTCCCAAAAACGCAAGCGCTTGGAACTGAATTTCTCAAGCCTGCGGATGGCATCATCGCGCTAGGAACTGGCCCCGGAATCAATCGTGGCGCCATCGAGTGGAACGGCGATCACTACAGAGTGATGGGATCTCAACTCTGCCACATAGATACCGCAGGAACGCTCACAGACTTAGGCAGCGTGACAATCGGTTCCGGTAATCGAGTCTCGATGGATTACAGTTTCAGCAGGCTCGCCATTGCATCGAATCAGCGGCTCTATTACTACGACGGCACAACGCTCGACCAGGTCACCGACCCAGATTTAGGGGTCGTCCTTGATGTCATCTGGATCGACGGATATTTCATGGTCACCGATGGCGACACCATTGTCGTGACTGAGCTTAACGATCCGTTCGCAGTCAATCCGCTGAAGTACGGCTCGGCTGAAGTGGATCCAGATCCAATCGTCGCGCTCAAGAAATTGCGAAACGAAGCCTATGCAATCAATCGCCACTCGATTGAGGTCTTCGAGAACGTAGGAGGAGAGGGCTTCCCGTTCAGTCGAATCGACGGAGCATTCATTCCGAGAGGCGCAATCAGCACATCGACCTGCTGCGTTTTCATGGACGCCATTGCATTCATCGGCGGGGCTCGAAATGAGAGCCCATCGGTCTGGCTCGGGCTCAACGGCAAAACGCAGAAAATCAGCACGCAAGAGCTAGATTCCGTGCTGCTTCAGTATTCGGAAAGCGTGTTAGCCGAATCAGTCCTCGAGACGCGAAACGATAAGTCGCACTCGCTGCTCTACGTTCATCTCCCAGACCGCACGTTCGTCTACGATGCAAATGCATCTCAGGAGTTAGGCGAACCAGTCTGGCATATTCTCACCTCGACCCTCGATGGCTTCACGCAGTACAGAGCGCGCGACTTCGTCTGGTCAAGCAACCGCTGGAACTGCGCGAACACGCAGACCAATCAGTACGGATACCTCACAGATCAGACGGGACAGCACTGGGGATCGAGAGTGCGCTGGGAGTTCGGCACTACGATCCTCTACAACGAGGGCGCGAAGGCGATCATCCATCAGATGGAACTAGTCGCGCTCACGGGCAGGATTGTAGTTGGGACAGAGCCCAGAATCACGACGAGTTACTCAGTAGACGGTCGCGACTGGTCGCAAAGATTAGCGATAACTGCGGGCACCACCGGAGCAACGACGAAGCGGCTTGTGTGGTTTCAGCAGGGCCTGATTATCAACTGGCGCGTGCAGAGATTCGAGGGCGATTCTGATGCCCATATCTCATTCGCCAGGCTAGAAGCATCCATCGAAAAGCTGACGAACTGATGGCCAGACTCAACGTCACTCGCGATCAGCTGTCGGAGTTTCTGACAGATCCGCAGCAGATCCGCCAGTTCGAGAAGCTCTTCGCGCAGGCTACTAACTCAAGCGTTCACAATAATCTAGAGGGCCTGCAAGGCGGCTCTCCTGCTCAGTATTACCATCTGACGCAGGCCGAGTACGCAGGAACAGGCACCGGAGTCTTCGTCCGAACTGACTCGCCTGCATTTTCTGGGACGCTGACTGTTTCGGGCCCAATCGAAGCGACATCAGCGGCGTTCACAGGCCCTATTAGCGCAACGAGCGGTACGTTCACAGACGCTATCAACGGAACCTATGGGACGTTCACGGCAGACGTAGATATTGGCGGGACTCTGACAGTTACCGGAACGTCTCAATTTACCGGCGCTGTTTTGTTTGATTCCGCTACGGGGACGGACATCGTTTGCGACACTGGCTCGCTTGCAGGCTATTCGTTTTCTGGCGATGACATGACCTCAACTGGGTCAACCGGCGGGTTCGGTCAAATGAATTTTTACACGCTCAACACCGACATTCCGGCATCGGTGCTGGCCATGAATATCGACAATCAGCAGCGACTGAACTTCCCGGCAGTTTCCTTGATTGGCGGGCCTCCGGGTTTGATCAATCCGACGAATTTCTATCAAGAGGGGCGGTCGTTTCTAGACAATATCTCCCCGCCATCAACAACGAACACTTACGCCGTTTCCAACGTATTTGCCCCTGCAACACTGTCAGCAGATAACACCGGGGTCGTCTACACCTACGGCATCACGGTCTACATCGGCGGGCCGTTGCAGGAAGGCACAAATGTCACCATCGACGAAGAACTGGCGGTGGTCGTCAACAGCGGGAACTCTGCTTTCTCGGGAACGCTGTTCGTTGGCGGTGGATCTGGCAGCGTGGCGACATCAAACGCGCAGGGAGTGTTCTGCTCGCAGGGTGTTCTCGGCTACGGTAAAGATGCGTTCACCAACTCTCCGGGCGGCGCGGTCACTCAAACCGGGTCGAAATCCAATGGTGTCACGCTGAATAAAGGCTGCGGCGCAATCACGATGAACGCAGCTGCATTGGCTGCTGGAGCATCAGTCGAGTTCGTGCTGACGAATAGTTTCATCGCAGCGACTGACACCATCGTCACCAACATGGGGCCAGGAGGGACTGCATCTACCTATCTCGTGCAGTGCCAGGCGGTTGCCGCTGGCAGCTGCCGCTTCAGAGTTACGAACTACAGTGGAACATCGCGCTCTGAGGCGTGCGTCGTTAATTTCTCGATCATCAAGGCGGTGAACTCATGATCGTCTCGCCAGACATCACCAGCGCGGAGCTAGAGCGGGTCTACGCTGATGACTACATCAGACGAGCGGTCAGTCATGACGGCAGGCAGTTCAGCGCAATCACTCACAGCTGCGTTGAATACGTTGCGGCTCGAGTGGGCCATATTTTCTGCGGAGCCTTTCTGCTCGTGCGATTCTCTAGCATCGAGATCGAAATTCACTCGCTGCTATTCAGATCTGCCCTGCACTGGTCAAGGCATCTAGGCAGAGCGGCGATTGATTTTTGCTTCACTCATCACCCGATACAGCGACTCACCGCTTATGTATTCTCCGACCTGCTGACGGCGGCTAATTTCTGCCTCAAGCTAGGATTCAGATACGAAGGCACTCGACGAGATGCGTGTCGCCGTCAAGGGGTGCTGACCGGGGTCGATATTTTTGGGATCACGCGGACAGATTGGGAGGCTAAAAATTGAGCTTCATCGGTGACGTATTCGGTGAAATTTTTGGCGGCATCACCGGAGCAACTGCCCAGGCAGAGGCTGGAGTTAAAGCCGGAGAATTGCAGGCGCAGGCGGCGCAGCAAGGCATCGCGGAACAGCGCAGGCAGTTTGATGCGATGGTTAAACTGATGTCGCCTTATGTCGGGGCAGGCAATAAAAGCATGGCGCAGCAGCTGGCGTTGCTTGGGCTGTCAGGAGAAGGTGCGCAGCAGGCCGTGATTAAGTCGATCCAGAAATCGCCCGAGATGACCGCGCTCATCCAGCAGGGAGAGAATGCAATCTTGCAGAACGCATCAGCGACGGGCGGGCTTCGAGGTGGCAATGTCCAGAGAGCGCTCGGGGAGTTTCGTCCTCAAGTACTATCCTCGCTGCTACAAAAGAGATTCGAGAATCTCGGAGGCATCACTAAGATCGGGCAGGCAAGCGCGGCAGGCCAGGCAGCATCAGGCATCGAGTCGGGCACTAACGTCGCGAATCTGCTGGCCAATTCGGCGCAGGCGAGAGCGGGTGGCGTGCTGGCAGAGGGAGGTCGTAATCGGCAGGCATTCAGCGATGTGCTGAACATTGCCGGGACGGCTGTCGGTGCTAAATCAGCCGGAATCTTTTAGGAGGATAAATGGCCGGAATAAATCCATTCGGGGCACCGCTCGACTATGCCGGGGCGATGGGTCAGGCATCGAATCCTGCCGAGTCTCTGCTGTCCGGTCTGAAGGTTGGGGCCGCTATCGGAGAACTCGCTGGGAAGGGCGCAGAGGCGAAGGCGGCTGCTCAATATCAGACCGATCTCGAAGAGACTCTAAAGCTCGGGACGCCGTCAGCATTTGCGGCACTAGCGGCGAAATATCCGGCATCAGCGACCGGCATCAAGTCTGCGTGGAGTACCCTCGACGAGGGCCGAAAAGATCAGGAAATCACGCTCGGCACGCAGGCATATTTAGCGCTCTCTCGGGGACAGCCAGAAATCGCTCGCGGAATAATCGATGAGCAGATTTCAGCGGCTAAGAACTCAGGACAGCCATTGACCAGGCTTCAGCTTGTGAGAGACGCCATCGACTCTGCTCCTGATCAGGCAAAAAACAGTCTCGCGCTGGCTCTCTCCACTATCGCTCCCGATAAATGGAAGATGACTGCCGCTTTCGAGATCAAGGAAGCAGAGTCGAAGAGTAAGAGTGCCGAATCGAATGCAACGAAAGCCGCTGTCGAGGCAAGATATGCGGAATCGACTGCTGCCCAGGAAGCACTTAAGCGAGGCTTCGACATCCAGAAACTACAGCAGGACATCAGGCTCTCGGGAATCAATCAGCAGATCGCACTGGCCCAAGAAACGCGATCTAAAGCGAAGTCGGTCGATGATCAGCGCCAGGCAGATCTGAATCTGAAGAAGCTTCAGCTAGAGATTGATGGCAAGACTCGGGAAGTCGTCAACGAAGCAACAGAAGCCGCAGGCGCGAGCGACATCGTGCTCAACGCCATCGCCGAAACGCTTCCGATGATTGCGCAGACGGATGCGAACGGGAATTTGATTCTCGACAAAAATAAAAAGCCGACTTTTACGGACGCATTTGACAGAGCAACAGGCCCGAAGCAGGCAGGACTCCCGGAGTGGATGCGAAGCCAGGATGTCGCCAACATTCAAGAGCAGTTCAAGTCGCTGACGGGTCAACTGTCGTTTGCGAACATGGGGAAGCTAAAGGGTCTGCTGACGGATTCAGACTTTAAGGCACTAGGGTCAGCGCTCGGCAATCTGTCATTACGACAAGATCCGGCGCTGCTCTACAACCGACTCCAGACAATCGATACGCTAGTCAAAAAGGCGAAGGTTAAAGCGGCTGAACGATACGGAACACCGTCGGTTATGTCGACCCCACAGGTTCCAGGGACTCAGCAGGGAGAACCGACCGACGCACAGATTCAGAACGCTGTTAATCAAAACCTGAACCCACAGGGTCAATAAATGGCAACGCTCGACGAACTTCAGCAGGCTCGAAAAAACGCCTTCATCGCAGGCAGAGATGCCGACGTATCGATTCTCGATTATGCGATTGCGAAACAGCGCACGCTCCCTGCTCAACAGCAGAACATGCCATCGGCCATCGCGAGCATGGTTTCGCCCGAGGAGATAATCCCCCCCAGAACGCAGCAGCCTTCGCTAGGCGAGCAGGCGCTAGGAGCAGCTGAAACAGCAGCGACAGTCATCTCCGGAGCGACAGGCGGCACCGCAGGAATGCTGGGAGGCACGCTGAAGGGTATGGCTAGAGAAATGGTCGCGGGTGAGTTCGGCACTCCGGCAGCGGCGAATCGAATCGAGCAGACAGCGATGGATGCTTCTGGCGCACTCACCTATCAGCCGCGAACGGAAGCGGGCCAGCAGATGACGGAGGCGGTGATGGAGCCAGTGATGGCGGTAGCGCCAGCACTAGGGCCGATTGCAGGCACGCTCGCCCCGGCGGCGGCTATGGTGCTGCCTGCTGCCCCATACGTTCGCGCTGCGACGACAGCAACGACTCGAGCGGCGAGCGATGTGTCGCGAGTCGCGCTCCAGCATCTCAGGGACTCGCTAGGCATTGTTGCGAGAGACACAGGAGAGACAGGCGCACCAGGCGGCGCAGCAGCTCCAGGCGCGGCAGGAGCGCCACAGATGGGAGGGTTCGGCGCTGATAGCGCAGGCGCGGCTAGACTCTCATCAGCGCAGGAGCGCTTGCAGAGAGCGGCATCGATGCCGGTTCCGCTCTCTCTCACGAAGGGCGCTGCTGAGAGATCTGCGGAACTGCTCGCATTTGAAAAAGAGCAGATTAAAAACCCGGCGCTCGGTGCCCCTCTCCGAGAACGTGCCGAACTCAATAATCTGCAGATCTTGCAGAACATCGAAGCGCTGATCGACGAGACCGGAGCGCTAACTAGAGACAGACCAGCGATGGGGCGCTCAGTGACCTCGGCGCTTCTGACTGGCTACGATGAAATGAAAAACCGGGTGCGCTCTGCATATCAAGCAGCGAACGGTTCGGCAGGCGCACGCGAAATCGTAGACGTTGCGAAGCGAGTGGCGATTCCGGATGACCAGGGCGGGCTTCAGCAGGCCACCGTGTTCGACTACCTAAACGCCATCCCTGACAACCTGACAAGCACGGGCGTTCCGGATGCGGCAAAGTCATTTGCGCTTAAGCTCGGACTGGCGACCAAGGACGAATCGGGCGCGATAGTCCCTGCTCGAGGCGCGACGGTTAAGCAGTGGGAGCAGTGGCGTCAGGAGATTGCGAGAGCTGTCGGAACCGAGCCCGCCGATAAAATGTACGTCACCATGATCAAAAATGGCATCGACGACACGCTTGGAGATCTAGGCGGGAAGCCCTATCAGATGGCCAGAGCGTTGCGCAAGCAGATGGCACGCAAGTTTGAGAACAGGGGCATCGTTGCCAATCTCGTTGAGACAGTGAATGGTCGCAAAGATCCGAAGATTGCCGCGAACGAGGTTTATCAAAAAACGATCGCGCCATCATCGCCGGAAGAAGTTCGCTTCCTCAAGCGGGTTCTGATGACGACAGGGCCGGAAGGGCAGCAGGCATGGGCGGAACTTCAAGGAGCTGCGTTGCGCGAGCTATACGAAGTAGCCACGAAGAATGCGGGCCGTGACTCAGATCTCAATCCGATCGTCTCCCCGGCTCAGCTAAATCAGCGTGTGCGGGCTTTAGACTCTGCAGGACTGCTCGAAGAGTTATTCGGCAAAAAGAGAGCGGAGGTCATTCGTGACCTCAACGAGCTTTCCCTTGAGGTTTCGACTTCTCCTCCGGGGACGCTGATAAATAATTCCGGAACTTCGATGGCGATCTTCACCGCTCTCGCTGAGGCAGGAACTCTAGGAGTGCTGACAGGCATTCCGGTTCCGGTTCGTGCGTTGCTCACGGGAGCATCAGGCGCGATCAAAAATAATCGCCTAAAGGCCCGCATCGCGCGGCATTTGAAACCGTGAGGCGATAGTCATGGCAACGCTTGTCTACAGTCTCGATGCGAATAATGCCTTGAGTTATCCGGGCTCAGGGTCTAGCTGGTTTGATGTCAGCGGGAACACCTATTCGACATCACCTACGATGTCGCTTATCAACGGCCCTGCTTTTGTAAATGCTGGAGCCTACAAGTATCTCCAGTTTACTCAGGCGGCATCTCAGTACGGCCAGTTTGCAATGGCAGCGGTGGCGGCTGGTGCCTATCCTTCAACGACTCTGGCATATCAGATTTATCAACAATCGTTTTCGATCGCGATGTGGGTGCGGTTAGATTCTGCGGCATATGGAGGGCAAGCGAGCCCACCACTGATACCGCAAATTCTAACGACCATGCAGTTTCGTCAATACATTGGCGGCGACATCATCCAGTGGTGTATCGGCGCTGGAGCGTTAGGAAATAGTTACGGCACGAATCAATTCACTGCGGGCTGGGCGAATCTTAATCTCGACTCCGCAAGCACGACCGGCGTAGTCGGCGGGCCAGGCTATCCAATAACAGCGGGCGGTTGGCATCACGTTGTTGCGACATATGAAAAAACCGGGGCCGATTTCGGAGTAATTAAGTTTTACGTCGATGGGATTTTGCGCTGTCAGTTAAGCAAAACAACCGGGCTTGGGTTTGGTAGAGCCACATTCGATGGATCAAACGCACTCGTCATTTATCTGAATCGGACTTATTTTTTAGAGACTGGTTTTTATGGTGTTTATTATGGCGACACCAGTTTTAATCTGTATCAGATCTATCAGGGCTTATTAAGCGATACAGACATTCTCAATCTATACACCGCGAGAGCGACATCATTCGGAATACCATCAATGTCTACGATTCAAGTCTTATCTCCCTACCCGATTTTCACTGACCGAGATGGTCAGCCTCTAGAGAACGGCTACGTCTACATCGGACAGCCGAATCTAGATCCGCAGACTAACCCGGTGAGCGTCTACTTCGATGAGGCTCTGACAGTTCTAGCAGCGCAGCCGATTCGGACAATCAACGGCTACGCTTCTCAGGCAGGAACTCCTGCTCGACTGTTCATTGATGCGACGAGCTATTCGACTCGCGTTCTCGACAAAAATGGAACGCTGGTCGCGAACAGTCAGGCGCAACCGATACCGGCTGCGTTCACTACTGTATCCGCCACGATCTCGATGGACGCTCCACAGGCGACGTTCACCGACATGGATGCAACGACCAGCACTATCACCACGCTGGGCGCGACGACCGGCAACATCACAACGGTCAACGCTACGACGCTCAACGCCACCACGCTGACAACGACTGGCAATACAACGCTGGGCAACAGCGCGACAGCAGACACGGTTCGCATGAACGCATACGTCGGCGTGGGCCGAAGCGCTTCGACGACGTATCAGCTACTAGTCGCTGGCGAAGATTCGGGCTCGACTAACTACGCTTTCGGGGCCTTCAACTTTGGATCGACGCAGACGCTGTTCAGAGTGAGAAATGACGGTTACGTCGAACTCCCCGGCAGGCTTGGAATACAGCGCGGAGCAAATGCGAACTATTCCGCCATCATCGAGGGAACGAACACAGCGGCAACCGACTGGGCTTTAGGATTGTTCGATGACGCATCAGCGAATGTCCTGCTCAGAGTCCGAAACGATGGCCAGTTCCAGGTCGGCTATGCGAGCCCGGAATCTCCGTACCTCAACACGACTGGGTCGGCGGCGAATCTCTTCATTTCGTCGGCCGGAGTTCTGCAGAGATACACATCGTCGATTCGCTATAAGACCGATGTCAAACCGGCGACGTTTGGTTTAGCTGAGGCGATGATGCTGCGCCCGGTTACGTTTAAGCATGTGAAAGGCGGCGACACGCTGTTCGCTGGCTTCATCGCTGAGGAAGTCGAGCAGGCTGGTCTGTCCGTGTTCGTCGATTACAACGATCAAGGCCAGCCGGATGCGCTGCATTATTCGAGCATGATGTCGCTCGCGATTTCCGCAATTCAGGAGCAGCAGCAGCAGATTGAGACTCTCAAGCAGAAAGTCGCGGCGCTTGAGAGAAAAGCAGCTGCTGACGTATAACTCGGAGCGTTTTTTATGACTTGGACTCTCGACATGCAGGCCTTGATCAACGTCTCACTCGGCGCTCTCGTAACGATTATGGTCTGGCTCGCCGGGGAGCTATATTCGGCAGTTAAGGAGCTGAAGCAAGATCTCGCGAAGCTCCGGGAAGATCTGCCGAAGACCTACGTCCTCAAGGAGGACTATCGTCGCGACCTTTACGAGATCAAAGATCTGCTCTCGAAAATCTGGGACAAACTCGACGGGAAGGCGGACAAATGAAAAACGGGCTATACGCGAACATCAACGCAAAGCGCCAGCGAATCGAGGCCGGGAGTGGTGAGTCGATGAAGAAACCAGGCGCGAAGGGTGCGCCGACGAAAAGCGACTTCATCGAAGCAGCGAAAACAGCTAAACCGGCCAAAAAGAAACGGAAGGCGAAATGATGACTCTTGGAGAGAAGCAGCGCTTGTTTACGAAATTAGTCGGCCTACTGATTGAGTACGCATACGCGAACGGTTTGGAATTGACGTTTGGCGATGCCTATCGAAGCCCAGAGCAGGCCAGGGCGAACGCATCAGCAGGCAAAGGCATCATCAACTCTCTGCACTGTGAGCGTCTCGCGATCGA